TCCAAGACCGATTTGTTGTGATCTTCAACATAAATCCATTCTCTGATATTATATCCATTTCCATATACCGGAATTTTATCACCATTATTCAATGATCGTAATATAGTTGGAATAAATTTTTCACTGTGTTGATATGGGCCGTAATTGTTACAGCATCTAGTGGTTATAATATCCATCCCATATGTTTCGTGATACGCTTTAGCTATTAGATCAGCCGATGCCTTAGAAGCCGAATATGGGCTTCTGGGAGCTATAGGAGAAAGTTCTGTAAACGGTGGATCGGAATATTCTAAATGTCCATAAACTTCATCTGTTGATATGTTTATTATTCTTGCTTGTGGTTGGTGTATTCTACAATATTCCATCAATGCGCCCATACCTATAACATTATTTGAAATGAATGATAGGGGATCATTAATCGATCTATCTACATGTGATTCTGCGGCAAAATGAAAAACATAGTCATACTTGATATTCACCAACTTAAAATTTGATAGCCTGATATCATCATTATAATGCTTATAACTATTCGTATGATTTAGAACTGGTGAATAGGTCATAGACCCTGCCCCCATCTTATCGAAGTTTACAACTTGAAGATTAGTATAATTTTGCAACACGTATTCTACAAAATTTCTCCCGATGAATCCCGATCCACCTGTAACCAATATTGTTTTATTATTTAAATCTACCATTTTATTCTCCCGGTTTTCTATTGAGCCTATCATTCATATCACTATACACCTTTTTATATTCTTCATATGTTAACAGGAAATCTTCAGACCCCTCCACAATTCTGGTGATACCACTCAGCATCTCATCACTAGCAGCATCATCTAATGTATAACATTGTAAATAAATTTTATCACCATCATCCATGGAGTGCTGTCGAAGTCCTAAAATATTAAATTCGTCTTTATCTCTGTTTGGATCTTTTATTAAAATACCCGGACGACCATCATAATACCATGGAAGTCTGATGGCTGTGTAAATATCACCTTCACCATAAACCTGACATTCTCCTGTCGGATCAAGTTCCTGTAATCGCTTTATTAATTCCTTAGATTTCATTTTTAAAAATTGTTCCTATAACTTCATATCCATCTGGACCAGTCCAATCTCCCAACAATTCAAATCCCCCATCCCCATTTAAATCATGTAACCAAAATCCAAACCCACAAGAACCTTCCGCAACATATTCAACATTTTCTGGTCGAATATGGTTGAATATTTCAATGATATCACCCTCATAAATATCCACACCATTTTTATCCTGTAATCCTGTCCATTGTTGGACTACATACTCGTTACCACAAGAACCATTCTGTAGATTGTAAAATTCTCCCTTTAAGGTTAACACGTAATGACCTTGATATCCTCGATCTGAATAGATGAAGCGGTTCTCCATTTTATCCCAAACTCTAAATTTTAATCGGTTCATACTCATGTTTACCATTGATTTTCAATATGTCAAGCCTAAATACTCGTATGGACTATGACGAAGAAATTGATCGTGACGTTGATAATATCATCTCCCAGATTAAAAATCAAGGGAAAACATTGAAAAATGTTGAAAAGGAACGACCCGAATTGAAAAAAGAGGATTTGGAAAAATTCATCATTGATAATGCCGCTTCCGTTGTTGCTGATTCGATTGAAATGGTTCAAGGGTTAAAATTAGATGTTCTAGCTGGTGGGGATGCTAAAATGGTGGAAGCTACAGCGGAATTAGTAAAAGCAGTTACAGGGGCATTAGATGCTTTATCAAAACTTAAATTATCAGATGATAAACTTAAGGGTCAAAAAGAATTGAAACAAATGGATATTGATTCTAAAGGAGCAGAAGCTCTCACAGGTGGACAATCTGGATTGTTTATTAGTCGAGAAGATCTTATTAAGAATATTCTTAATAGAAAAGATGAGCCAGATGGAGACGAACCAATTGGAATTACTTTAGACGTTTAATTGCCCAATTGTCCATAATTTGTGTTTAACAGATATTCTTTATCTTTATCAGGTCCAATAATTTTTAATTTAGCGGTTCTATTAGCCACTGAATCAAATTCATCACCCATTAAGTCTAATGTGATTAAAAGTTTATTATCACCGTCATAGAAGTTCTTCTCAATTTTATTAACAATACTAGTCGAAGTGTTTTCCTTAGATTCGAATGGGGTATATATCTTATTGTCTTTATAAATTCTAAAATTTTCTCCCCCTAATAATTCTTCAACCTTTTCAAATACGGTCTTAGATGATTCATCCACTGATATATAAAAGAAACTATCCTTTACCATGTATGACCCATTGGATCTTTTCACAAATAATCCCTTACCCTCTTCATCATACCGCAATTGATTATTTTTATCTGCTATTGGCAATGTGTTATCAATAGCAGATGAACTTTTTAAAGATCCTCTAAATACGTCTTCAGTATTCTTAATAGCATTACCTAAATTTTTTCGCATAAATGATGGAAGTTTATTATATGAATCCGCTGAACACCCCAATGGATATGAGCCATCTACAAATATAGTATTATTTTGCGATGTTAAATTTTTAATACCTAATATTCCAATAGAATCTGGGGTATTGATAAAATAGGTTTTATCCTTAGAAAATTCTCTAGTATGAGATCCCAAAGGACCATTTCTCAATAAAGTAACATAATATTGAATTGTGTATGTGTCTAGCTCTGATCCCTCTTCTTCAAGTTTTGTTATAAATTTCTCAAGTTGATCGGTTCCTAATTCATAAATTTTTTTAAATTCAATCATGAATTCTATTTCCTTTTTGGAAAAGGAATCTCCCAAATTTGCAATATCCTCTAAATCTTTCTCAGTGAAACATATAGCTCTAAGAATTTCTACTTTATTTGTGCTCATATATTAATTAATTCGATATAAACATTTTATATTCATCCATTCGTCTTTTGGTCAAACCGGGTAAAGATTTCCCCCCCGCCTTATCATATTCCAATATCTTCTTAGCAATTACTTTACTATTTCTAGTCCCATTATTAGTTAATTTATTTAAACTTCCAACATTATATCGGAAACTTGTTAATGCATTGATTTGAGTTGGTGTCCATTTATATTTCCATCGTTTGGCGTCAGCTATAACAGAATCTCTATGTGATTTGATAGTTTTTATTAATCGATTAGCTGCTTCGGATTCTGATATTTTTTTATCGGTGGGTAATGCCTTTGTACCGTATCCTATTGAATACTGTTTATAATCCCAATATGGTGTTGGTGAAAATTGCTCATGTTTTTTTACAAAATTTAATAATTTTGCACTTACATTAGTATCATAAATATTTTTAGGTTTAACAAGAACAGCTTTATTGGAATAGTGTTGTAATAAATCATCTATGGTCTTATCAAATTCTGGATTTATGTTTTTATCCCCAACAATTTCCAATGCTTCAATCTTTTGATGTATTGGTTCTGGGCGTTTATCTAATAGTTTTAACACATAATTTGTCTCATATGTAGTCGCAACTAATGACAACATTGTTAAAACTATTTCTCTAATTCCCTCATTCAATTGTTTATCGTTCATTCAATATCCTCCTTAATGTTAGTATTTGGTCCAATGTATGTTTTTGTTGCGAAGATTTGATTAGTATATAAATCCGCAAGGAATATATGTCTGACTTCCGTAACAAACCATCTACCTAAAATTTTAGAATCACTTTCTAATTCATCTTTCGTTTCTACTTTTTTAGCAGAAAATATATCAATAAATTTACCAGATGTTCTGGAAGTATTTCCGATGTTAGTAAATGATAATTGTAAATTATAAAATGTTAATGCATTATGCATTTCAGCTTCTACTATTCTAACCCCATCATCAACAGAATATGGAAATTTGTATCTTTTAAATCTTTTATCCATCGATTTATTTTCCACGCCAAATGGTTTTGGCTTGCCCCCCTTCGATGTAAATGATTCAACAAATTTAGATTTCCATTTCTCTTTAACATCTTTGAATAGTATTTTTTTAATTTTTTGCTGTCCTAATATTTTATCATACCCTATAACCAATGAATTTATAAAAAAATCAGTGGTCCAACTATATAACGGGGTAGAATATCCAAAATTTCTTAACTGTCCAATATATTCGCCAAATGGCGTCTGTCCTGTTGGGTTATTGGAGTTGTCGAATCCAATTTCTGTTACAAGATCTCCAACGGCAAAGGACTCCATTTCATATTTTTTATTATCCTTGAAAACTTTAGATAGTAATACAAATACATATTTTTTGGTTTTCTCATCATAGTTTATAAATCCCTTAACATATATATCGTCATCCTTTGCATAAAATATCCTAAGAAAATATCGAACAACATCTATATATCTAAATGTTGCTGGTGGATAATAAGTGATCTGAAAATCTCCAGATTCCCAATTATCCTTATCTATAAATTCTTCACCCAATACTTCTTTAAAAATATCTTTTAAAATATCACCAATTTTACCAGTATATACCATCCCATAAGGAATCATATCTGTAAATGCTATAGCCTCTTTAGCTATTAATGAAAATGTTTTATGATTTTCAGATCTACTCATAGGATTAACTGTATCCGAATCATCTATTATTACAAACGTATGTTCAAATTCTTCATTTTTAAATCCTTTAGATTCTTTTGGTTTAAACTTGATAATAAATTCATCTCTTCCATCTCCTCTTAAAAAATAATCATTCTCGATAAAATCAAATGGATTTGCCACTGATATACTTCCCGACATAAATGGTTCGAAAATATTATCTATTAGAGTCATTCCCCTAATAGCAGATTTTGTGAATGATACTTCTTGGTTATCTGGATTGGATAACTTAAATTCACATTCATACTCAATATCATTTATTTTAAACGTTTCAGCCATTAATAATGTCGTCCTCCAAATACTGTTGAATTTGTAATATCATCATATATTAAAGTTCTAATGGGATCTTTAATATATTTTACCTCAATTCCCCCATTTAAATAAAATGGAGCACCTGTAAATTTATCCTTATTGAGTAGATATAATATCCACCAACTTTTCATATCTCCATAAATCTGATATGATAATATAGATAATGCAACTTTACTTTGTGGAGTATAGAATTCTAAATATTGACTATCTATTTCAGGAAATTCAATTTTCTTTAGAATATTATATGTGTGAAAATCTTTATCATCTATTGAAGATTTAAAAACTTTAAAAATACGTTCATAATCCCGAATACTTAATTTATCGAGAGTTGATATTTCATTTTGATATTTTCCAGTTTCAATCATAATTATACATCCTTAAGAAACCCGGCATGTTCCAACGTTAGAGACTGGAATGACATATTTATTTGATAAGCTTCTGGAACTATAACTCCATTAATTTCTCTACGTGTTCCTATCATACTTGAGGAAAATTGACTACAGTATGCCCAACGGATAAATCTATGACCCGGAACTTTAACTTGATATATTCTTGGGGGATCTACCGCAATACTATTTCTTCTCAATGGTCTGTTAATTTCCGTTAACTTATGTATTAATTTTTTATTTTTTTCAATACTATCTGGATTTATTGTGTTTGACAATACGAATGATACTTCCAGAGGTCCATCATTTTTTTCAAATTGATAGAACATTGGAGATTCAACATATGTTCCGGGTGATCCACCAGATCCCATTGTTTTCATCGCACCAGAAAAATCACGCTTTCCAACTTGCTGAAAAGCTTTGGTGGCAGTATCCATATCTGTTATGTTTAATGCTTGGGCTGCTCCACCAGCTAATGTTTTAGCACCTTCATAAAAGTCAGAACCTATACCACCTGATCCCCCAATACCACTCTGGAAAGTGTCTCCGAATGTATTACTAAATGATCTTATATTATCATTGAAAAATGGAAAATTGAAATCATCCTCTGCTGTGGTCGCTTCACCATACATTTTATCGTAAAATGATTTAGCATCCCCACTACCACCACCTTCAGTAGCGATAGCTACAAATCCCTGAATGGCTTGCATTATCTGATTAGACTTAAGCTTATATGATTTGACCCACACTCTGGGTGCTTTTTTACGCATACCAGAACCTCTAGGTGCGCTAGTCCAGTCATATTCTTTGACTACATCATATTTTGCCATAATAATATTTAACCAAGTGCATATGCACTTGTAAGATAGCCATCTCTATTATTTGGAATAGTTGTCATTTGTTTAGATGAAGATTGTTGAGATGGTTGAACCACTGTAATATTAGCACCAGTAGACCCATTACTACCTGATGACCTAGCCATCACAGAAGTATTATGTGCTATATGTTTTAAATATTGATTTGTTATCATATTAGCCTTTATTAGATGTTTCATTGTTTCATTGTTACCATTACCCCTAAGAAATTCATTAATGGCTCCACCAGTTTTTAGACCCATAACTTCATCATTTTTATTAAATTTATGAACCTTACCATCTTTGATAATAAAGTCTTGCATCTCATCTTTTGGGGGGGTGGTCCCGGTTACAAATGCACCTATAGTTTTGGTATATTTTTTAGGAATGATATAATCGGTAATTAACCCTCCTAAGAATCTTCCAGATAAATCACCAACCATTGCACCCAAGATAGCACCTATAGCGGTCCCAGCCCCCGGAACAATACTACCTAATGTCCCTGCCAATGCTGCACCTCCAGCAGATCCAATCATACCAGAAACTCCGGTAATTACTCTCTTTCCGGCTTCTTGTTGTAATTGACTATCGGGCATTCCTTTCTTTTTCATGGCTTTTATATCCATTGTTGCCAATACACCCTCGATAGCAGGTCCAATAATAGGAATTTTCGCAGCACCTTTAGCTGTTAATTTTCCCATAAGTTTAAACATTCCCCCACTAGCCTTTATAACACCACCCGCCGCAGTTGACACTACTTTTTTGGCAGCGTTTAACCCCATATTGACGGCACCTTTACCTACAGACTTAACACCACTGACTACCGACGTAGCCCCACTAGCTACTTTACTAGTTACAGACTTAACACCTCCCACCGCTGTTGACACTACTTTTTTGGTAGCGTTTAATCCCATGTTAACACCTGATGCTACTTTACTAGTTACAGACTTAACACCTTTACTAGTTACAGACTTAACACCTGATGCTACTTTACTAGTTACAGACTTAACACCTGATGCCGCAGTCTTTACACCCTCGGGTAATAAAGACTTTATACCCCTCACAGCAGTCCCTATCACCTTGCCAATTTTATCTTTAATACTTGAAAATAAATTAGATATAGCTGAAATTGCATCATCTATAAGACCACTAAATGCTTTATATGCCTTCGAGTTAGTTATTTTATCCGATAGTCCAGATATAGATCGTCCTATGGATTTAAATACCCCCACTACCTTATTTCCCATATACCCAAATACACCTTTTAATTTAGACCAAGCATTTGCCAGCATCCCTCTAAACCCTTTAACAAATTTAGAATTCCATATTTTAGATCCTATGCCTTTTATACCACTCCACAATTTCCCAAAAAATCTACCTATCGAACTTGTAATTCTACTGAATAATTTTTTAACACCTGTCCAGATTTTTGACAATATCCCCTTAAATTTTGAAAAAAGTTTAGTAACCCCTCTCATAAATAATTCTTTTAATTTATTAAAATCTAATAGTGATCCTAATCCCAACAGTCCAAATAGTTTACTCAACCACCCACCAGCAGACTTTCCACTAATCTCCGATGTGGTCTTTTGCTTTATAACAGGTTTAGCTATTTTAGTTACCAGTGTTTTATCCTTGGTATCTTTTTGGATCTTTTTCTGCTCTTCGAAGAATTTAGATATGAAAATAGAAGAAGCCTCTTTAGTTCTATACTTTTCCTTATTGTTTAATTTAGATGATTCAGAATCACCAAACGTGGAGTTTGGTGATTTAATTATATTCTTATCAACCAAAACATTCTTACTAGAAGATTGATTCGCTAGTTGATCAATAATTTTAGTTTGATTTCCTAAAATTTCTAAAAATTCTGTTACTAATTCCACATTAGTATTTAATCAATAACCTTTATTCGAAGAACGCTGAGTCAATATCAACCATCACTCCGTTAAAGGTTAGTATAGACTCATCATATTCTCGAACTTTTAATATGAAGTCGGTTATTTGATTTGTCACGTTTGCAGGTAGATTATCAATTATTTTTATTTTCTCAGACATGGAAAGATCTTCCATAGATATAACTTTTTCCCCGAATGTAATCGTATCAATAAATTTTGGAACTTCATATGAAAGTATTAGGGACACATTCTTTCCTATATTACTATCGCTAAGTTTTTTAATATCTTCAATACATGTTGACAACATTCTATTTTCCTGTTTCAGAGTGGGTATCTTTAATGAGATAGTATATCCTATACCTTCTATGGGATAGGGTAAATCCAATTCAAATTTTTTAAATTGTTTTAATAGATCAGATACATCAATTTCAACTTCATCTGTTTTAATTGTTTTATTTGACATCTCTTGTCTCAACGCTAAAAGTATCGGAACTCTGTCATAAATTTTTAAATTTTCCTCTTCTGAATTTTGTAAGATTATATCGTTTACATTTTTTATAAAGGTCATAACACCTCCAAACCCATCTAATCCAGTAGTTACTAAGCTTTTTTGCTGTTTGAATGATAGTGGTGTAATTAAAATTTCTTTCTTTGAAGAAATTTTAACTTTTAATTGTTTGGATTCACTAGAATCTAAAACATCAAGAAAATCTTGTAGTTGTTGTTTACTCATATACTTAATTTAGTCTCTTGATTGGTTTTTGCAACATCCTCTGAATATAATTTACTCAATAGCTCTAAATCTCTAGGGTTTCTACTAATTATGTATCCCACATCATTAATTCTCCCACTTAACATAAAAATTAATTCCAATATATCATCGTATGTGTAATAATTATATAATAATTTTATAAATGAATATGCTGTATTATTGAAAAAATTTACAGCTATCTCAGGTATATCTAGCTTAGATTCCATTAATATAACTTTATCATCAATATGTTCTATGATATTAGTTTTAATTAAATTAATCATAGCTGGTGATAATTTATCCAGAATTTTATATTTGTCCCGTATATCCATTCCTATCATTTCCAACTGTATATTTTTATACTTTAATGAATATATCGAATCTACCAACATATTATCGAAATTAGTATAGTATAAATTCTCAGGATAATCTATAACAACATCAAAATCATCCAGACTTATTATTTTTCTAATATCTATACATGTTGATTTGAATTTATCTGCCCATACATTTAGGTTTACTGTGACATTAGAACTTCCGCTAAATGTTACAGTCTCATTGACAAATTTAATTCTAGCCATTAATAGAGCGTAAAATTTATCTATTGCATTGCAATCCTTTCCCAATTTAGATATTAAAAATGTATGAAGTTCTTCATCTGAATCATTTTCCACCATAAATGATATAGTCCTAAAATCTTCCAACGTGAATTCAGATACTTTTATTAATCGGTTTGAGTATATACTAGTTATGTCTAATTTCATAATTGTTCATAATTTTCACATGCAAATGTCACGGATTTGATGGGGAAATCTGTGTTTTCGTAATTTAATGTGTATCCCTCTACCGCAGTAGGGAATACTTTAATAAAATTGAATCCTTTGATAAACTTACCACTATTCGAGTATTGACGAACTTGCATATTTCCTCTAAGTGACACTCCCTCGGCTATCAATCCCTTAATACCCAATGCAATCATCCAAGGTCTAAAAAAGTTATGTTCTATATCCACTTCAGTCTCTAAAAAGTTTACAGTGAAAGATCTATCTAAGAAATTAGAACGAGCATTTAAACCATACCCCGGAAGAAATCCCCCCATGCCAGAACCCGACTCCATTGCTGAAAAATTAGAAGTTTCATTTGGTAATCCAACTTCTTGAGCTACTAATATATTTCCACCCCTTGTCATAGAATTTGGAGAGGTTTTAGCTTTCCATTTTTCTCCAGCATAACTCAAAACACTATTAATAGATCCTTCCGATATCCCATCAATAGTTACTGACCAAAAAACTGGAAGATTTAAGAAAAATTTTTGATCGTTTGCAAATGCTGCAAGAAATTCATTTATATTAGTAGCCACAATAGTATTTAATTATAAAAGTAAAAATCCCAACCGATATATTACCGATTGGGATTTTAAAGTATTATTATAATTACTTAGCGAAGTTTTCGTACCAATGGTATGAGAACGTGCAAGGAATAGAAAGAACTTCACCAGTTCCATCAGCGATCTGATATGCAATGTCTCCAATATCTCTAATAGAAACTCCAACGAATTTGACTTGTTGAATTACTTCCATACCTTGACCTCCACTATTAGCTTGTCCGCACGGAACTGCTAATAGATCTAAAATCATATATGCTTCTGGTCCCGGCATACACATTTGACCAGTAGTAGTTTCATTATCAAATGCAAGTCTACTTGCTTTTTCTAATTTCTTTCTAAGATCTAAGTCTTGGGTGTGATAGAATTCTATGCTATAACCTTCCGATCCCGGATATGTTGATTTACCATTTAAATTAAATTGTTGACCTGAATAGTTAACAATTTTATTTTCAATGTTTCGTCCGGGTAGGGATGCGGTTTTGGCGAAAACTAAATCAGTTTCCCCGTCCAATGAAAGACCGGGTAATTGAATTTGTTTAACTCGCATAAAAAAGTCTCTAGCGAACTGTCTTTGCGATGCAAGTGTGAAGAATGTATTAATGTTTGCGGGCATATTATTATTTAGTTATAAGGATTAGATCAACTCTTCAAAGTTCGCATCAGTTCTGGTTGCAATAAATGAAACTAATACGAATTCAGCAGTTCTCACTGGTTTTATATAAATATCAGCCCTCATTTCATTACTGTCTATAACTTCTGGAGTATTGTTTCTCTCGTCACAAACTATAAGATAGTCGTAGACCCCTTGATTGTTTTTAGCATACTCGAAAATAGGAGTGATGGTGTTCACAAATCTAGTTCTCGTAAATTCTGTATTTGGCTCAAACACGAAGAATATAGAAGCTTTTTTAGTTGGACGCTCAAGAGCTAAGAAGCATCTACGAACATTAATTCTATCGAATGCGCTTGGCTTTCTACTGAAAGTTTTCTGACCAAAGATTGCCATACCCTGTGATGGGGAGAATAGAACTGGATTAAGATTACTCTTATATAGTTCATCTCGTTGCTTTTGGTTTGGAGTGATAGCAATATTAACTACGTTACCACTTACAAGACCTCTGGTGTATCCAGCAGGAGCAGACCATGGGAATTCGGCGGAATCATTACGAGCAAATGTAGCACCAGCTACAGAAGAGAATGGAACCCAGATTTTATCACCTAAGAATTCGTCGTAAACTTGCGCCCAGTTTGCATAAGAACATGCATAAGAAGTATTTTCTAATTCAAATTGATGTCTCATAGCCCAGTAGATATCTGTTTGGAAATTCTTAGTTCTATCTGCAAGAACTTTAGTGTTCTTACCTGTAATCATGATATGGCGAATTGGGTCAGCAATAAAGATACAGTCACCACGACCACCAGTATTGGATGGAAGATTGCAGAAGTTTTCAAATTTATTGAAAATAGTGCTGTAATCCGCTCTAATATTTTCCCCAGTAGTTCCAAGAGCATTTGAAGTTCTTAACGATCCTAAAGATGCACTTAATCCAGTTGTATAGATTGTATCATCATAATATGTAGATGTTAATAATTCGGTGATAGTATATATAGTTCCAAGACCAGCTTCAACTACTACATCGATGTCATAAATTTCATCATTCTTAACTGCTTCAAGTGCTCTTTCTAATTTAGCTGGAATTTCTCCAAGTTCTTTAGAAGATACCTGCCCTCCACTATATGTTCCAACTGGATAGATGTTGTCAGATAATCCTAAATCCGAATATAGTGTAGAATAGTCAGCAAGTTTAGTAATACCAGTAGCTACAACAGAAGCAGCGGATAGAGTATTGGTTAATACTCTAATTTTTCTAGTAGGTTTACCATCCGATCCAACCGCAGTAGATCCAAACTTATTCGAAACATATGGATTAACTAAGATTTCAATATTTCTATCATTAGAATCTTCATTCTCTAAGTAGAATGAAACAAATGGTCCACCAAGTTGATTTGGACGAGTTCTATATGAATCAATAGATCCAACAACAGCACCATCTAGAACATAATCCAGTTTATATGCTTCAGTTGCATATAAACTCTTACGAAGTTTAAATACCCCAACATTTAATAAGTCATCATCTTCTCTACCATCAATATTATAATCTGTAAGATTTTCCATTATCTGGGAAATACTTCCAGATTTACCATTTGGTGTAGATGTTAAACTAAATTGGAATGTTCCTGTTGGAATTGTAGTGAAATTAGAAGTAAATCCAGTATTTGCACTCACACTCACAGTTTTTGCCCCAAGGATAGCGTCGTAATTAGAAGCTGGATTGATATTGGTGTTATCCGCTATACCGACATAATATCCTTCAAATTGACTATTAATAGTCGTTTGGGACTTATTCAGAATAATAAGTCCAGCTTTTCCAAGATCTGAAAATGTAGCTAACTGCGATCTATTACATCCAGATTGACTCCATGTGAATAATGATCCTTCTTGAATCTGCCTGTATTGATTTTCGCTCAATGTAACATGAACTGGTGATCCTAAAACGATTGTCGAAGATAGAGTAGTGAAATCACTTTTAATTGCAGAAAGAGCAGAATCATATGTTTTTGCTGGATATACTAAAGCTGAATATTCAGACCCAAACCCTGTTCCTTGTCCAGAACCATAAGGTAAACGTGAAGTATATATATGAGCGGGAGAATTTAACAATTCACGAACACCATGATAAAAGTAACGTTCAGCACTGTTTGTAGGTAATCCGTAGATTTGATCTAAATCAGCCCTTGAAGTGATCTTAATAACTTCGTCAGTCGGTCCCTGTTGAGCATAACCAGCTATAAATATATTAGTTCCCACATTTTGCGGGGCGATTAAGCTTAAATCGCGTTCGAAAATTTCGACACCGGGAGATAAAATGGATCTTTGCATATTACTTATTTAGTTTTGCCAAGCAACAAATTTAAATTTATAATAATAAACAATCGGTATCAACTCTCATTCAATATCTCAACATGCATCTGAGAGTATAAAAATGTAAATCCAGACTCTAACTCAACCCCCTCAGTTCCCTTTTGATCATACTCAATAGTATCTAAACTAGTTGGAAATGCTTTTACATATTTAAAATGAATTCTCTTCTTACCAAATTCATCAAGACCATATACCGATAAATCTGTCATATAATCATTGAAGTTAGCATCCTCTGGAGTTAAACCTCTTTGATTATATACGCCAGTTTTATGGTCATGTAATAAATTCAACCAAGACCATATAGTAAAATAGTTATTATACATAGAGTCCACATTGAATTTAATGTTAACTGGTGGCGGGGAATCTTTACTAAAAGACGAAATGTATAAAGTTGAACCTGCGAATCTATTTTCGACACCTTTAACAGCTACTTCTGGTATGATTGTCCCAAAAACAGAAAACTGAACACTGTCGGGAATAACAGTCTTATTATTTCTGTCATATTTTCTAGCTATTGGCTTTAAAATAGGGGGAAGGTCGAAAACAAGTATAAACTTATCTTGACGGGCTTTATTGAGAACTGATTGCTGAATGTTCATATAATTATTTATATTTTAAATATCGCGTATATATTATTGGTTTCGGGATTATCTATAGCAACGGGGGATAAACCATGAATAGACATTCTACTGGAATTCAGTTCTCCCTGTTTATAAAACAACCGATATGTATTTGGTTGACCGTAAAAAGCTATAAATTTAATATTTAAAGTTCTTAATTTTTTGATAAATGTGGATAATAATTCATTTGTTTTCATTCTATACTTCGGATCTACCGCTAATGTTGTTATAGTGAATATATTATCATGGTTTATTAAAGATAATGATTGGGTATCGAATATCTTCGAGTTACTAGACTTTTGAATACCATCAACATAATCCATCCCGCCACTATGCCCATATATCACTCCATTTATTTTTTGATCATTATCTTTGTCATATATTCCGAATAATTGTATGGGACTGCCAGCTTTCATATCCCACCATACATTATCTGCACATGGAATGCCTTCTGCATCTTCGAAAATGTCTTCATATTCCCATATGACATTCCCAACATCATATAATAATTTTTTAAATGATTCCGGGTTTCGTTTTATCATCTTCAACACATCAACTATTTCAGAAGATTCTGTTAATAATTTATAATATTTCGAAAAGGTGATCATTATTACTATTTAACTTTAAAACAGTCGGTTATATGAATCCCATTGACTATCATTGAATGTTCTACTCGGATCAACATGTGGCATACCACCACCTCCAAGTAATGTCCATCCATCCATTTGTAATTGGGTTATTTCATCTGATTGTTCTCCTATTCCTCCAAATACCATAGGTGCAAGTCTAGATTGTTCAATTCTCGCAACTTGTTCGTTGGTATATATGGATGTGGCACTCTCAAAATATTTTATACCGAAATCTAGAGGAGATATTTTCAAAGGCTTTCCACAATCATCAAATTCCTCAATAGTGAACCATCTTTCACATAAATCTTTATCTAATATCATTAATGCCCATATTAATGCCATAGTTCTATCATCATGTTTGCCCGATACTGCTCCCCAAGTATCATTCGGAAGTTTCACGAAATCTTTGAATAGTTCTTCTAGTGCTTGTTCATTACGCAATATGAGAGCACCCTTATCACTATAATAATAACGTGCATTTGCACATGCATAGTATTTGGTATTTCTTGATGAGATCATACCAAATAATTCCATGGTCTTTCTACCAGCTAATTTAGAACCCCAATTAACCATCTTACTATAACCGTAATCCATACCAAGTCTATCCGCAACTTGTCCACCTTGATTATTACGTTCAATACATACTAGTGGATTTCCCCAATGTTGTAGTATTTCGTATACCTTATTGGAAAACTCTGCTACTGGTATAGTATTATCGTGATATTCGGCAACTTCAATTATTTCTCGTAAATCAGTTATATCTAGTATCTTAATAACTGAATAGTCTCCCCCAACACCTTCAGCTACGTCAACCCCCGCAACATATATACGTTCTGGATCAGGATGTTCCCAAATTTGATACTTACCTTCCATTAATATTTCTATTGGTGGTCTGGTCTGCTTTTTGAGTTCTGTATATAAATTTTCATTTAGTGATGATGTTCCGGTGTTGAGGAAGTAGCACTCATATTCAACTTTCCACTTTTCTTCGGATGCAAGACCACTTTTAATTTTCTGCGCCCACTTTTCAGTTCTACCGGGAACATCATTCCATAATACTTTATCATATGCCCATCCATTACTTTTATCGACTGCCCCACTATATATTTGGTGGAATAGATTACCAGTTCCATTCGGAGTGGAACACATGAATACCTTACCATCTGGAATAGATGATACAATAGGGAATACAGATGCCCAAAATGGGTCCATCATGTGTTCTTCAATGAATGCTGCTTCGTCAATAACTAATATATTACAAGATTGACCACGGGCAGCGGTTCCAGTTGTAGTGGATATGGATATTCTTGATCC